TCACTGCCAGTGAATCTGTTGCTGGCCTGACGTTGTCGGATGCGGAGGTGCAGGCACTACCTCACCTGGGGAAACGATAAAGCGTTCGACCGTTTCAGAAGTGACAAATGTGCTACTGCAGTTGATATTTGTGCACTGATGATAACGCTCTTTGGTCGTGTCAGAGAAATAGCGGCTAGTGCGAGCGTGTGCAGCAAAGTGGCATTTTGGACAGTGAAACATGGCGAGCACCTCTTTTAATTTCCGATGCGCTAATTTTAACCATTAAATCCTTGCATAACAAACACTTAAATCATAATTATTGATTTAACTCCTCGCTTTCATACTCCACATCCGAAACCTTAACCTCAAGCTCTAAGCCCGTCGTGTAGCCGTTCCCGTTAAGGTTATGCACCACCCGACTGATTATCCAAGCCTGCTCGTCTATAACGCGCTTAAAGCCTCTAACCGCCACAGGCGTTTCAGGAAATAAATCAGCACGGCCAAACGCCAGCGAGATTGAAAACTCCGCAACCCCTCGCTGTAACTTGTCCCACTTTGCCTGAGCAGCGCGCATGGCCTGCGCCTTTGTCGCGTAGATGGTCGTGAGCTCCAGTACGTTGTCAGACTCACCGACCATGTACTCGCCCTCGCGCGCTTCCTGCTCCTTTTTAGCTTTGGGCTTTGCCGTGGCTTTGGTGGCCTTTGGGTGCTGCAGCGCGCGTAAGTGCTGCTCTTTGGGCTTACGCTTAAGCTTGACCTTTTGCTTTTGCGGCTTCGGGTCTTTGGTGTGCAGCCATTTAGCCGTAACGCCGGTATAGGCTTCGCGGTCAGCAATCGCAAACTGGTGCCGGTCGCCGTCGCCGCGCTCTAAGGTCATCAGCGGAATGGTCCTGCCACTGGCCGTCATGCCGCTCCCGGCTTTCAGGAGCAGCAGTTTTCCCGCTTTTACCGACACCGCCGCACCGTTAAGGTCAGCCAAACGGGAAAGAAACACCGCGTCGGATTCCTGAGTCTGGTCAATGTGAGGTACTGGGATCGCTTTCAGCGTGTCGGCCACGCTGGCCTCCAGTTTATTGCGCGCCGCGATGGTCTCAACAATGACGCCGAGCGTGGTGCCGTGCCATGACTGTTCCCTGCGGGAGTTCAGCGACCCGCGAAAATCAGCGCTGCGCCCCCGGATGGTCAGCATATCAGGCGCGCCCCGGTGCTCGATTTCATCGACCGTAAAGGTGCCTTTTTTTATCAGGGCGCTATCCTGCCAGCCAAGCCACAGCGTTAACGTTGCGCCACGCGGGGGCAGTGCAATTTGCCCGTCGGCGTCATCGAGCTCGATATCGAGCTGGTCGGCCTCGAATCCGCGATTGTCTGTCATGGTCAGGCTGATTAGCCTGTCGCTAAAATCCTGCGTAATATCTTCGTTATCCTGCTTGAGCATAAATGCCGGGGCAATCTTTGCACCAGCCTGAATATTCATACCCGTAATCATCCCGCCAGCCCTCCCAGCCAGTTACCGGCAGACGTGACCAGATTGTCAGCCTGCGTTTTCAGGTCGCCGTAAATTGCCGCGAGCGACTCATCGACCCGTTTCAGCGAGAGGCTAAACTCGATTTTTCTGGCCGCGCCGTCGCTGAATAATTCGCTGTGCGTATGGCTCACCTTATCGATGACATACATGCCGTGGATCATGCCCGTTCCGTCAATCAGCGGCCACGCCCTACCTTCGTCGGCCATCAGCTCGATGGCGGTCAGTGACAGACGGCCGCCGGTGATTTCCGGGTACAGCACGCCCGACAGCGTGCGCGAGGTTTCCCCCTCCCCGAGAAACTGATAGGCCGGGGGTTTGCCGGTGCGGTCATTTGACGCCCAGCGGTACTCTTTCGAATACTGCATTGACTGATGCTGCAGCGTACGTCGTTCAAACACAAATAAACCTAAAACCATTAACATGCTTTAGCCCTCATCCATCGTGACGCATACTTGAGCGCTGACGCGCACGGTTTTGCTGGTCGAGTCTTTCGACAGCTTCGCGGAGCTGCCGGTCAAGGTCTGTACCCGGTGCGATGCCACCATGTAGGGTGATGTTATATTCTGGCTTGCTCTGGTCTACGTAGGTCTTCCCGGCAGGAACCGGCACAGGGTGATACCACTGAGAATCGCCAAATAACGGCGTTGGTCTGATAGCGGACTCTTTACCCGATCCCGTTGCGGCATTGGCTTTTGCGGCTTTCTGGTCAAGGTCGCTCGACTCTTTATTGATTACCCCGAGCTTCTCCAGTAACCAGTTAACGCCGCCGCGCAGTTTGTTAAAACTATTGAGCGGTAACATCAGCGCGTCGGCCAGTGCCTTACCGAACAACACCCCCGCATTTTTGCAGCTGTCGAGCGTCTCCTGCGTTGCCTTAACCGGCGCTATCAGCTTAGTGAACCACTGCCAGACCCCGCGCAGTTTTTCAATGATGGAATCAAACACCGGCGCGAGCGGCGAGAAGATTTCAGCCACCGGCGCAAAGGCCGCTTTAAGCCCCTCCACCACGCCCGAGAAGAATGTGCTGATGGGCTCCCAGTATTTACGGATGAGCAGCGCACCGGCCACCACGGCAGCGACCACAGCGACCACCGGCAGACTGATTGCCCCTAATGCCGCGACAATGGCACTTCCGGCAGTAGTGAAAACGACGCTCAGCATGCCAGCAGCAGCGATAATCGCGTTTATCCCTGCAATGACAGGCCATGCAATCAGACCAATCCCGCCGAGCACCCCAACCAGTGCCAGCCCACCGGCGACAAGGTTAAACAGGGTTTGCGTCAGTTCTGGATTCGCTTTAGCCCATGCAGCCACCTTGCCGAGCCAGTTGGTCGCGGAAACCGTCAGGCGGCGCAGTGCTGAATCTTCTTTTTCGAAAACCTCAATCTGCAGGTCTTCCCATGCCGACTGCAGGTTTTTCAGATCGCCGTCGAGGTTGTCCGTCTGGATTTTCGCAATGTGCTCGGTCGTGCCTTGAGAATCCCGGATTTGCTGGCGCTTATTGTCGAGCGAGCCATCACCGGCAGCGGCGACGAGTTTAATCGCCCCCTTCATGGCCTCTTCACCAAAGATGACTTTCAGGTATTCGCCCTGCTCCGCCGTACCGAGTTTGTTTTTCGCAAAGGACTTGTGAATATCTTTGAGGATTTTCTCGACCGGCAGCATGTTCCCTTTTGAGTCTCGGGTTTTCACGCCTAATTCTGAAATGGCCTCAACGGCCTTACCCATAGGAGCCTGCAGACGGTTGAAAATGGCACTCGCGCCCGTACCGGCCATCGAGCCTTTAATCCCGTTATCAGCCAGAATGCCGAGCATGGCGGTCGTGTCTTCGATGCTCGCCCCTGCAGCCTCGGCAATTGGCGCAACATATTTCATCGCCTCGCCCAGCTCGACGAGGCCGGTGTTTGATGACGTAAAGCCTTTCGTCATCACATCCGCGACACGCTCAATCTCGGTGGTCGGCAGGTTAAATGCCGACTGCATGTTAGTGATAATGTCGGCGGCTTCTGCGATATCCACGTCGGCCGCGAGGCTCAGGTTTACGGTCGAACCGGTCGCAGCCAGCACGTCATCGGCGTTATAGCCCGAGCGTGCGAGCGTGGTCTGCGTGCGCGCTACATCCCCCGGCGAAAAGGCGGTTGTCGCACCGATATCACGCGCCTGTTGACGAATGGCCGCGAGCTTATCGTCGCCCTTATCAAGCCCGAGGATCGCCTGCGTGCCTGACATCTGCTTATCAAAACCGATACCCGGCGCAATAAAGCGTGACGCACCATAAAGCCCGGCGGTCGCCACCCCGACGCCCACCATCCCGGCATTACGCGCACCGGCGGCGAGCTGTTGCCCGGATTCATAGCGGCTTTTTACCGCGCTGAGTCTGGCCTGTTGCTGACTGACGCGCGCCAGTGCATCACGTTGCCGGTTAAGCTGCGCGGTTGTTTCGCTGATGCTGGATTTCAGACGGCGCTCATCCGCCGACAGCGTGCGGGTGTTTATGCCAGCCTGCGCGAGCTCGGTGCGCTGGCGCTGTACCGACTGCCTCAGCCCGTTATATTTGAGCTGCAGGTCAGCGGCGGATTTCTTTGCCGCCTCCATCGCGCGCGCCTGCGCGTTAGTGGGGTTTTCGGTGTTTTTAAACTGGACGGCCAGCGCTGCGGCCTCCTGTTTCGCTTTGTTAAGCGACTTACCGGTCACGGCAAGCTGTGCGCTCGCTTTCCTGAATCCGTCAATTCGGGACGCCTGCGCATTCAGATCGCGCAGGCTGTTTTGAGAAGTGCGGATATCGCCAGCAAGGGATTTACTGGCGTTCTGGATAGCTTTGAGCGGTCGGCTTGCCCGGTCTACTGCGTTAAGCAGCACCTCAAGTCTGACGTTATTGCTCATGGTGGTTTCCGCTTCGCTGCAGCGCCTTATCGCGCCATGTGATGAGCTCGGTCACGCTCAGGGAATAAAGCTCTGATGGCGGCCAGTGAAAAATCACCGCGATATCCGCCATCAGGTCATCGACCGAAAGGTTATCGGGGAACGTCAGCGAGCCGAAGATGGCGACAAAAAACCGACCACCTTACCGGCGAACAAAATCAGGTCTGACGCTTCCAGACGCATGACCTCATGCTCGGTGAGCGCCGGGTACGTCATGCGCGGCAGCACCTTAATCAGCGCATCGACGTCAGAGTTTGCCAGCGAGGCCAGACTCACACCGCGCAGGGTTCCCGCGTTGGGTTTTGTGACGGTCACCTGCTCGATTTTCTGCTCACCGCGCATGATGGGGTTATCGAGGATCACAATGTTTGAGTTTTCGGTTTCGTTGATGTTTTCCATGATGTTGGTCTCGTCAAAGTTAACTGAGCGGCCAGCCTGACTGACCGGTTAAGGGGTTACAGGCCGATGGCCTTACGGTGTTCCGCCAGACGGTCGACGCCGTCGACTTTCATCACCATGTTGATGACGTCAATCTCGATGACCTCTTTGCCGTCAATCGTGAGCTGGTAGTAAGTACACTCGGTCGAGATTTTGGTCGTACCGCTTTCGCCCTGTTTGTTTTCGCCGCCGTCATACTCTTTGTGACGGCCACGCATGACCACCTCAACGGCAGAAATTGCGCCGGTGTCATCGCGCTGGTATGAGCCGGTAAAACGCAGCGGCACGCTATCCGCGCCCGGTGACGCGTACTGCGCCCACAGCTCGATATCAGGCAGACCGCCGAGCGTCCACTCAAGCGACAGCGCGTCATCATCGAGGCCGAGGTCAATCGACACCGAGCCCGGCATCCCGCCGCCACGGTATTTCTCAAGCTTACGGGTCAGCTTTGGCAGGGTGACGGATTCAACGACGCCCATGTAGCTGAGACCGTCGTTAAACATGTTCAGATATTTCAGTTTGCGTGGTAACGCCATGCTCTGAGCTCCTTAGCTGTTGACCGAGTCTGACAGGTTCGCCAGATAGGTATCGGTGATGCGCTGGCGCAGGGTCAGGTTTTCCAGCGGCGGGACGGGGGTGTAGTCGTAATCGATATACAGTTTCCCCGCCTTGAGCGTTTCCACGCTGTTTGACTCCGGGTCGTACCAGCAGGAGCCGTCAACGATATAACCGTTGTTTTTCAGCTCGCGGAATTTCGCATTCATACCGGCGACGATGTCGCGGATAAGCGTCGCGGTGACGGGTTTATCAATCGCCCACGCATGCGCCTCCGCCATCGTGTCGGCAAGCACCTGCGCCGTGCGAGTGTAGTTTTCAAACAGGAAAAGCGGGTCATCTGAGCAGGTACGGTTGCCCCAGAATTTAAACCCGTCGTTACGAATAAGCGTGGTGACACCAGCCTGATTAAGCAGGTTTGCGTCGGTGGCTTTCTCCTGCAAATCCCACGAGACCGAGGCGCTGACGCCGGTGACGCCATTCACGCCGACGTTAGACAGCGTTTTGTGCCAGCCGGTCTCCTGGTCGATTTTAGCGCGCAGGCCGAGCGCGCGGGCGGTCGCCCATGCAATATCGGTATCGTTCGCCGTGGTGTCCCATGCCAGAAAATCAGGGTGAATGACCATCAGTTCGCGCTGGCTGAAATTCTCGCGGTAGGCAATGGCTTCAGAAATGGTCTTGCAGCCCCACGCGCTGATATAGCCAAACGCGCGCAGGCTCTGACAGGTCGCCGCGAGCGCGGTCGCCACTTCCTGAGAATCCAGCCCCGGCACGGCGAGAATGCGCGGCTTAACGCCGGTGACGGTTTTTGCAGCCAGCAGCGCCTTAAGCCCGGTGTATTTGCCGTTTTCGTCGGTGGTGCCGATGATGTTGGAAATGGTCTCTTTCTGCGCCGCCTCCGGGTCTTCCGGGTCGTCGATACCTTCGGCAACACGCACAACCACAACGACCGGCTTGCACTGGTCGGCAATGGCCTGCAGGGATTTTGACAGGGTGCCAAGTTTACCGGCTTTAACGATGGCGTTTTGCACGCTGGTAATCAACACCGGCTCATTAAGCGGGAATGTTGAGTCGTCAGCATCGCTGGCCGTGCAGACCATGCCGATGATGGCCGTCGAGACGGTGGAAATGGTGCGCGTGCCATCGTTAATCTCGATGACCTCGACGCCGTGATGATAGTCGCCCATCTGTTTAACTCCGTGGTTAAGGGGTGCGACTATTTTCTGTTGTGTGTGAGGAGTGAGAAACGAAAGGCCGTTGTGGAAGTGACAGCACAACGCGCAGTGACCGGTTGCCGTGTGAGGAAAGGGTTATTGATCGTTATCAGCGATCAATAACGGTTAATTGATCGCTGATAACCATTATCAATGAAGGGATATTGTCGCTATCGTTGCGCCATTAACGAGGGAGCGAGAATGACAATTTTACTCTGGATTGTTGGTGGTCTGACTGCATGGTGTCTCTTTGGCTTTTGCTGGCTCAGGCTGTTTGCCGGTGATGAAACAGAAAATGACTATGAAGAATGCCCCTACGACTAAACCCGCTTAACGCGGGTTTTTTATTAGCTTTTCGAGGGTGGCTCAGGCCATACAATGTCTTCGGGCTTACTGGTATCAACCCTGTATAGTAATACCCGGTATCTCTTCCACGCCGATAAGTTGGCCTTTTCAGCATCAGTAGCCATCGACTCATCGACGGCACCCTGCAGAACGGAAATGGTAAGCCCCGCATCCTCAATGAGCTGCTTTTGTGTTTGTTCGGCAAGCGTTGCCGCATCAGGCCGGATATCATAAAAAACGCCGTCCGCGTATTTGAAATTCCCTGACACATCATCTGGCACGTTCAGGGGATCGACCTCGTAGACATCGCGCCCCTCCTCCATACCCATATACGAAACATCCTTTTCATAAGCGATGACAATCCCGTCATCATCCAGAGAGACCGCGCCTTTCCAGCCCATTAAGGTTTCATACCAGTCCCGGCCATGTACATCCTGAAAATAGAGTCCGGTGCGCATTACGCCGTTTATTTCAGCATGTTCATATTTATAAATAACTGGATTAATAAACGTATCCATATCTAATCTCCAAGGTTAACCCATGCGCCAGTTTGTTTATTCAGGTACTGCATTTGACGGAAATAAACGCCGAGCTTGCGGCCATCACTTCTGCCGTTCATTTGAATTCCCGTCACTACGCAGCCAGCAGGTGATTCCCAGTTATCAAACCACGTATCAGTCGGGTTTCGGATTTGCTGACCACCCCGGCGGATACCGTTGACAATCCCATATCGCGCATCACATTCGGCTTTCGTGTAAGCGCCTACATTACCTGCAGGGATCGCGATATTTGCCGTACCGTTAAATGACACGCCTGCAATAGTGCGTGCGGTTTGTAATCTGGTTGCACTGGCTGCATTACCTGTCGTGCTCTGGTTCCCGCCAGTATTCACCCCCGGTAAATTAATGTTTGCCGTTCCGTCAAAGGCAACGCCACCAATCGTGCGCGCGGTCTGTAGTTTGGTTGCAGTGGCCGCATTACCTGTCGTGCTCTGGTTCCCGCCGGTATTCACCCCCGGCAAATTAATGTTCGCCGTTCCGTCAAAGGCAACACCACCAATCGTGCGTGACGTCTGTAATTTTGTGGCTGATACTGCGTTACCATTACTGGCTAGTGCGCCTATATCTGCAGGAGTGGGTTTATTGGCCGCGTCATACTGCTTAACCCATCCAGACCACGTCCCGCTGTAGAGCGAACGAATGTACGAGCGGGAGCTGTTATAAATCCGGTAAATCTGCGTGATACCAGCATGCTTATAAACTTCCAGCGAACCAGCGTTAGCCTCTGGATAGTTCCTCCCTGTTTGCGCCTGCGCGTTTGCTGGCTGGTAATACAGTCCCGGCGTGGTGTAGGCATTTAAATCCTCAGCATTACCAATTCCCACAGCCTGACCGTTAAAGATATCCTGCGCGGTAATATTGATATCGGTACTCAGCGCCCGGCCATTGACCTTGCGCCCTGACGGAACGCGACCACTTGCATTGTCATTCGCGGCCTTAACGGCTTTCGGTGTGGCAGCCAGCGCCTCAGACGTGCTGTCGGTCGCGCTGCTGAGCTGGACGATACCCTTTTGCGCCGTTGTGGCGTCCTGAGCCGTGTACTTACCTTTCGCAAGGTCATACGCTGCCTTAACCGCTTTCGGCGTCGCTGCGACGCTCTCAGACGTGCTGTCGGTCGCGCTGCTGAGCTGGACGATACCCTTTTGCGCCGTGGTGGCGTCCTGAGCCGTATATTTACCTTTCGCAAGGTCATACGCCGTCTTAACCGCTTTCGGTGTCGCTGCGACGCTCTCAGACACGCTGTCGGTCGCGCTGCTGAGCTGAGTGAAGCCCTTTGCGGTTAGCGTGGCGTCAGGATGGCGGCGGGACTGCTCATGCTCAGCAATTTTGTCGTCGACGTAGTCCTGCGTTGCCATCACCGTTGAGGTATCAATCGTCAGTTCCACTGACTCGATGTCGCTCACCATGATAACCATACGCACGGTCTGCGCGCGGCCTGACCCCTCCGCCAGCGCAGGCTTGTAGCTTTCGGCCATGTTGCCGACCGCAATCAGCGTGCCGGTGTCATCATAGAGCCCGAGCTCGCGCATCCAGAAACCGCCGGTCTCCGGCGGGATAAGCAGTTCCGCCACAACGTAATTTTTATTCTTTTTGTCCTGGCTGATTTTGTTCAGCGCGTGACGCCAGACCTCTTTGACGAGTTTTGTCTGGTTCGGGTCAGGCACCGGCAGCGTGCCGCCACCGTCACCCACGGCCATCGCCGTCAGGTTCACCTTTTTCCCGTTCGGGAGGGTCGCTGCAGCCAGCTTGATTGCACCGGCTTTGGTGATGACCGTTTTGTATTTCACTCTCACTGTGCTCTCACTTATCCGGGGTAAACCGTGATGATGTCGCCGTCATAGGACAGAGCGCCGGTGTAGAGGTAGCCGGGGATGTCCTGAATAATATTGAGGCCAATTAAATGGCGGCTGGCGGGCTTTGCATCGGCGATAAGCCGCTCCATTTCGTAGTACATTTCCTCGGTGATGCCGGTCTCCAGCACGCCGATATCGAGGCGAAACGTGCCGGGCGGGTCCTTTGTCTCCCACCATTCAGAGACGTTAATCAGGTAGCCGAGCGGCTCCACCACGCGGCGCACTGCGCCAATCGTCCCCTTGTGCGCATGGATAAACCAAGCCGCGCGGATCACTTCCCGCTTTGTGTCCTCCGGCCAGCTCTCATCCCACCGGTCGACGGAAAACGCCCACGCCAGCCACGGCAGCAGGTTTGCCGGGCAGTCGTCAGGGCTCCAGAGACGGCGCAGGGGAACGGGGGTGTTTTCGATTTCAGCGCAGGCGCGCGCCGCCGCGATCTCAAGCGGTGACGAGCCCACCGGCAACAGGCGGGTGTCATTCATCGTTGCCCCCTATGGTGACGCTGTACTCGCTGCACCATGACGCCTGCGTGTCATCGAGCACGATGTCGGCCACCGGCGCGGCCAGCTCGACGCGCTGCACGCCCTCGACGTGTAGCGCTGCATAGATGGCAGATTTACGGATGTCACGCCCGAGGCGGTGCTGCGCGCTGATATACGCCTGCAGCTTTGTTTTTGCCGCACTGAGCACCGGCTCGCTTTCGGGACCTGGGTAAAGGTAAAGCGACGCGGTGATTTTATAGTCGACAATTTTTGCTGACTGCACTGTCACGCGGTCGGCAACCGGCCGGACGTCCTCGTCGTTAAGCGCAGTGCGCACGATGGCGAGCAGCTCGTCAGAGGCGACGCCGTTATTTTCACGCGACAGCACAGACACGGTCACACACGCAGGCGCGGGACTGATGACGGAAATATCTGCGACACGCCCGTCAGCGCTGCGGCCATGAAACTGGTATGAGCCGGTTGAGCCTGCGGTACTCAGCCCCTCAAAAGCCTGTTGAATGCGCAGGCGGTAGTCGGTATTCGACTCCATCACAGCTGGCGTGGGCGGAAACGTCGTGTCGTCTGCAGGCGTGATGACAAGGCGCTCGACGTTATAATTTCCGCCTATCTGATCAAGGTCGGCATCTTCTGCATACGCCAGCATGACCGCACGCGCGGCCTCGTTGACGCGCTGTCGCCAGATAACTTCCCTGTAGGCGTTTTCCTGCAGCAGCTTCACAATCGGCTCTGATTCGAGTGTCAGCGTGCGCGCGACGGCCTCCTGCTGTTCCTCGGGATATAACGAGACGAGCGTCGCCTTACGCTCTGCGAGAATGGTCTCATAGTCCAGCATTTCCACGACATCGGGCGCGGCGAGCTGGTTCAGGTCAACAATTGCCATAGCGTTTAACTCAGTGGAATGGTGAGGGAAAAGAGCTGGCCGCTGGCCGAGCGCGTGCCGGTGATGTCGACATACAGCCCGCCGTCATCCTCCGACCGCTCAAAGGTGATGCTCGTCAGGCTGACGCGCGGCTCCCATTTCTGGATCGCGGAATAACACGCGGCCATAATCTGCAGGCGCAGCGCCGGGGTCTGCGGCTGGTCAATCAGTGCTGACAGGAGCGAGCCGTATTCACGGCGCATGACGCGCGAGCCAACCGGCGTAACCAGAATGTCGCGCACGCTTTGCCTGATGTGCTCGACCTCAGAGATACTGAGGCCGGTCTGGCTGTTCATTCCCAGATAACGCACTATCATTTAGTACCCTCCGTCCAGCTTCCGCCCCGTTCGACGCCGCCGTGGTCGTGGTTATCCACCTGCACGCCGTTTGAGGTAAATGTCCCGCCGGTGTGCTCAATGTTCCCGGACATCTTCCCGCCTTTCTGCACTTCGAGCGTGCCGGTCGTCAGCTTGTTGGTGCATACCACCTCGGGCGTATCGAGCGTGATACGGGTTTCCGCTTTCACCAGCACCACCGGCACGGTGACCGCTATGGACTCAGACGCGGTGACGTCTGCGGTTTTGATGCCTGACACAGTGAGCGCGCCGTTTTCGGGCTCGTACTCAATAACCGCCCCGTCAGGAAAGGAAACGTGAAGCGCATCAGGGGAGGCTGACGGCGCGGGATGGTCATCCGAGAAAATGCCGGGCAGCACAAATGCCGTATCGAGTTCGCCGCCGATCGCCAGCAAAAGCACTTGCTCGCCAACGGATGGAGCCCACCACACCCGCGAGCGACCGGCGCGACTGGTAAGCCAGTTCAGCCAGGTAGTTTCCATGCCGCCGGTCTGGACACGACAAAGCCCCTCGTAGTGGTCGACGTCGGTCACGATGCCGGTGCGGATAAGGTTGCGGATCGCGCGTGCGATTTCCTGCAGAGAATTTAGATTATTCATGGAGAAAGGATGCCGCCGGGCAAGGCCAGCGGCAATCGAGGGGGGTTTTGTGATGTATGAAACAACAGCCTAGCTAATAAGTTGAATCCAGCCTTAGTAAAATTTACTTAGAACATCTACAAAGTAGGTTTACTTTCCGTCTTTCGGAATAACTTTGCCAGCCAACTCCGCAACCGTTGCAGCCCCGTCTAATAAAGAAGGTATATTCTCAGAGGAAAGCTGAATAGGACTAAAAATTAACTTCTCAAATAGCACCCATGATTCCTTATCGGCGCTGCTTTTATTTTTTGTTTCTACGTAATCATGTATAAATTCACATAAACTCAACCTCTGCTCAACTTGCAGCATTTGCGTTTTAATCGCTTTACCTTCAATGTAATACAACCGCATAAAATAAAAAATCAACAACTCGAGTGAAAATATCGGCAAGTAATATGCAATTGCAGTAACGTCAATCTTAACTTCATACAAATTAAACACATGATTCAAAAAAACCAAGGCCGGAATCAATATTAAAACAAAAATAAAATATCTTGTCACACGCGAATTTTCTTTGAATTCATTTTTTTTGGCGCTTAGTAAATTTGAAAATGCCTTGCTAAGTAAAACAAAATTAAAATCACCTTTGTATTCTGTTAATTTATCACAATAACCTTGTAAATCACCCTTTGAACTCTCAGCCTCATTTATTAGGATGCCAATATCTGTTTTATATTGTTCAATTTTCACGCCTCCAATCTCGATCCCCCTGTTAATTTGAGCAGTAAACTTCTCTTCATATCCGCTTACATCATTAGCCATTTTTTTCATGTCATCGAAATCTTTGGATTTTAGCAACCCCATTATCATTGCTGAAGGAAGAGATCGTTCAATCCATATGAACTGAACATTATATTCTGAGGAAGGAGTTAATTTATCTAATCGTTCTAAAACTCTTGTTGATATGAAAGAAGGTGTGCGGTACGAATCTTGATTCCAAAAGTAATACTCATAAACAACTCTCAACAGGTTGCTTAAAAAGTACATTTTATTTAATTTAATCTCCTCAAAACTTGGCCTTGCTCTATCCTCGAGATGTCTTTGATTAAATTGCGTGCATTTGTTAAGCTCATCCCTTCTGTTAACGTACAACCTCCCAAAATACGTCCATGAAAGAGCAATAACAGCATCAACAAGATACTCATCCGATACCATTTCCAAATCATTAGGGATCTTTTCGACATCACCACACTCTGAACGAATGTAATTATTAATCATGTCAAATTCAATTTGATAACTATCATTCCAAAATGTCACTTTCAATCTCCAAATAAACCCAACGTTAATTTAAAACCAACATATCACCTTAAAATCAAAACATTCATAAACCATCAACAAGCCAGCAAGTTACTGAATGCATCATCCAAAAGCCCCTTCCTTAACGAATACTTAAAACACAGGATTTATAAGTTAAACCCTCTAATGTTTACTAATATATCTAATCACAAGCACTTCAATAAGTTTTTTTTCTTCCACGCCCAAACCAAGTAATTGGCGTTCAGGGTACTTAACAAGATGAGCATGAGCGTTTGGCCGGTCTTTAAGGCCGTGCTGATGGACGCGCGCGATGCGTTGCACATTACTGGTAAACTCCACCACAGCACCGTTTTCACGACCACTGGCTTTCATGTATCGGCTCGTGCGCAGCTTCTGAAACATCGCCCGTTTAATCCGCCCGGTCTTAGCCCTGAGAGGCTGACGCTTTCGCGCCTGATACGGTGAGCCGTCCGGTGCTTTTTGCTGTTTAATCCGTTGCTGTTGCGACTTGCGCAGCTCCTTTGCAATGTCACCAGCAAGCTTGCGACGCCCTGCGGGTGACAGGGCAGCAAGCAGCCCGGCGAGCTGGTTGTCAAAAGGCTTAAAGTCACTCATCCCATTTGCTCACCAGTTCGCCGTTAATATAGAGCTCTTTCGGCCGAGTGACGGGCTCAGGCAGTGGCGGCTCCGGGGCATAGCTAACATGCAGCGCGCCGTTTTCCTCCTTGATGATGGTGCGCTCGGTGAGCTGCAGGCTGATGCTGATATCGACACTATCCTCATTGTTCAAATCCAACTGGAAGCCGTAGCCCTTTTTGCGTCCCTCATCGAGCGTACAGATATCCGGCTGGTTTTCCCTGAGCCATGCGGCCACCGGCACGAAAATCAGATCAGGGTCGCCCACAAAATCACACACAATCACATTCAGGGTGTAAATTTTCTCGTGGGACAGCGAGGCCGCGAGCCGCGCATCGATATTCCCCTCGTCGGCAAAAATGCGCATCATCTCGGGGTTTGTTTCAAGCTGCGGAACGGCTTTAATCAGCGCTTCGCGCAGGCTGCGTGCTTTCTTCATCGAGTTTATCCTGACAGTCTTTGACGGTTTCAACCTGCAGCGCGCAGGCCGCGAGCGCGTGCTCAAGCCTGCGAATATCGGCGCTCAGGTCGCCATTAGTGGCCGGGTCGCTGCCCGGCATCGGGCAATAGCTCACCTTCGGGCAGGCGCTGTAAACAATGACCGGCGGAGGCGCAACCGGTGCGGGTGTGCAGCCTGCGCACAACATCAGGCAACTTGTCGCTATACCAGCGGCGTAACGTTTCATTCTCATTTATCAGCCTCGTAATGGTTTCTTCACGCCGCACGGCCATCGCACCGGCGGCCAGCAGCTCGCCGCGTAAACTGACCTGCGCGGTTTCATTTCGCCTGGCAATTCCCTGAGAAACGGAAAGCTGATTTTCCAGCATCCCGATCACGTTTTTTTGTTCGGTGGCGATCCTGTTCGCCCGTTCAAACGAGCGCGTCAGGTTGCCGTTTTCATGACGCTGCCAGAGCACAATCGCCATCAGCGCGACCAGTAAAAACAACATCAGTTTCATTGAATCCCCCTCAGGCAGTAAGCACGCTCGCGCGCGCGGCGGTTCTCCAGCCCTTTGTTAACTTCGCCATTTACATACACCCAGCGGGTGAGCTGGTCGCACGCCTGCAGCCATTGCTGGCGTTTGATAAACGAGACCAGCGTCGACCGGCAGGCCGCTCCGGTTCCCACGTTGAATGAGAAGCTGACCAGCGCGTCGTAAACGTGCTGCGGCATTTTCACCGGCGCGCATACAGCCAGACGTTTCTCGACGTTCATCACATCCGCGACGAGGTTCTCCGCCGCCTGCCGCTCGGTGATTTCGCCCTTTGGCACGACGCCTGCAGTGTGGCCGATGCCCGACGTCCACACTCCCGCGCTGCACTGGTAAGGCGTCAGGCGACAACCTTCGAGGTCGGCAATCAGCGCCAGCCCCCCGGGCGAGGTGTTAAGCAGACGAAAGTCAGGCATCAGCGCTGCCAGCGCCAGCACGGCGGCCACACTGCATTTTTTAACGATTGATTTCACGAATAGCCCCTTTATCGAGTCCGAGCGATGTCAGGTAGAGGTACGTCTTGCGCTTAAACCAGTAGTTCGTCAGCGCGGTAAAAATGGCGCATCCGCCGCCCACGTATAACGCCATCTTTTCGGGCGATATTGCACCGAGGTACGCCAGTGCAACGGCCAGCCAGTAGGCGATAAACGTGGTGATTTTTTCCATACTCAGTCCCATAGATTCACCGTTTCGGTTCTGGCCGCGCTGTCGGTCTCTGGCAGTTCAATTGCCGTGCCGTGCGGCAGGATGACGCCGAGCTCAGACAGACCGGGATTCGCTTCTAAGACGGTTTCGACCACGCCCTCGGTGCGCCCGTAGTACCGCACACAAATCGCGTCGAGGGTGTCGCCCTGTAGCGCATACGCTTTCATCAGATTTGCCCCACAATGCAGCGTGCTTTGTCCTGGATGCGCGCCACAGACCAGCGCATATCCCGCCACATTTCATCGATAGTGCTGTCGATGCTGTCGGCTTTTTTGTCACCTCTGGCGGTCGCATCCACGCCGCGAAAACGCTCGTAAAGCGTGGCGGTCGTCATGGCACACACGGCGTTGAAGTAGTGGAAAACACGCACACTTTCGCCGTCGAGCCTGTCGGTCGGGACATCCGCCAGCGTGGCGTAACCGGCATCGAGCTGACGCTCGCGCCATTCGCCAAGCTCCGCGTTCGTCTCCGCGATGGCGGTCTTAATTGCCCGGCGCAGGCGCACAGGGGAAACGGTCTGCTCTAACCGCATTTCCTCACGCACGCGCTTCGGATCAACATCAGGAAAAAACGGGGTGTTTTTGATTACCGGCTCGCTCACGCCCGGCGGCGGTATCACCACGCCCGGCACATCCTGCGGCTCTTTGTTTTGCTCAATAATCAGCGTCGTCATGACAACCTCGGGTAATAGGTGGGCGGTGGACGCCGGTCGCAGTCAGGGCAATTGATACCCGCTTTGACCGGCGTGCCGCCCGGCTCGGGGAGCGCTCGGTTAACCTGCGGCTTTTGCCGCCTTTGGTGGACGCCCGCGACGTGCCGCCGGTTTGGCGGCAGGTTTGCGCGTGCGCGGTTTAGTCGTTTTGGTTTTCGGTGCCGGTTCGGGTTTTGGCCTGAGCTGGCGCTCTAACTGCTCGATATCCTTTTTCACACCGATTGTGCGTTCTAACTGGATCGCACGTTGCAGGTGCGCCAGCGCCTCGGGCAGTTGATTCGCATCACGCAGGACATAGCCGGTGATTTTGTGCAGCTTCGCGCGCACGATATCGGGCATGTCAGCGCGTTCAGTCAGCGCAATGGTGTCGAGCAGGTTCGCCAGTTCGACCGGCTGTTTTGCAGCGAGCAGGCGCTGCGCGGCCAGTGCCACCTCTTCGGCCAGCAGGTAAGGCGTCGGACGTCGACCGGTCGGCATGGTCAGGCCATAGGTCATGGCGTAACGGGCAATTTCCAGCGCCCCGGCGATATCGTCAGCATCGAGACGCCACAGCATGACCGTCATGACGATGTCATCCTGAGCGCCCTTGCCGTTTGCGAGGACGCCAGCCACCCATGGCAGATAGAACGGCAGCAGCTCACGCTTTTTATCTGCCTTGCGCTCATTGGATCGGATTTGTTTTAGCGTGCGGTTGTCTGCGGCCAGCTTAACGAGCATCTGCTCATAGGCAGTTGCATTGCGCAGCGGGACAGCAGCCCGCCGCGCTGTTTCAGAGGCCGAGACCCGCATCATGTGACGCGCTGCGGGACTCGTCATGGCTTACTCCCCGCCTTTCGGTGCAGCAGGTGCGGTGAAGTCACCGAGCGTGATGTTTTCAATCAGGCACCCGGCGGCGTAAGCCTCGACCACGTAGTCGATATTCATTGACTCGTAATTTTCGACGCGGTCTTTTTTCGGCTCTTCGATGATGGCGCGGCGGTGTGCGTCATCCATGAAGTAAATCGACAGGTTATCGAGACGCGTCACCATCAGGGCATTAGCCGGGAAGTACGGCACGCGCACGGCTGGCAGGTTGCCGATGCGCTTCTGGCTGATGATGATGTCAGCGGCCAGCGACTCGGTGTTTGCCTGCTCTTTGTTAACGATAGGGAAATATTTATCAGCCATCAGCTTACGCCCGGTGATAACAACCAGCTCCGGGCCGTCCTGATAAATCTCGTCAATCAGATTGCCGGTGGCATCCATGACCAGCGCGTCGAGGTTCGCATAGTCGCCGTTTTTACCCACGCGGATCACTTCAGAAATCACCGCCCCTTCCTCGTCGGTAATTTTTGACATCACGCGCGCTGGCGCTTCATTGCGGTACTTCTGCAGCCAGCCGGTCGCCACGTCCTGCAGCATCGGATTCTTTTTGCGGTCGGACGTCGCCGCGCGCTCGATGCCGTTGAATCCCGCCATGATGAAATCGAGCGACTGACGCTTGATAATCGCGTCGCGGATACGGGTCTGGAAGTCCTGGAATCGCGCCCACAGGTCGAGCTGTTTGTAGCGGATATGGAAGTCAAAGTTAATCTGCGCGCACTCGTATTTATTGGACTCCAGCGCGGTAAAGTCTGCGGTCTTACGCTCATTATCACCGGCGGTGTCGGCGGTGCTCGCAATCGTACCGTTAACGCCGACCCCGACCTTTTCGCCTTTCAGCTCGTCGACCGGCACGATGTTGATTTTGGTCAGAAACGCGGATGACATCTGCAGCGTGGTCATCAGGGTTTGCGTGACCGACGGCTCGACGGTGAATTTCTTCGCCACGTCATCGGTGGAAACGCCGTTCAGCTCCGCAACGCGGGACAGGTAGGCATTAAATTTGAAGCGGGTATCTTTACGCATGGTTATTCCTGTTCGGGTATTAGGTATCAGGCCGGGCTGCACGCCCGGCGGGTTATCAGCAGTTGGTCAGCAGCTCGTCGCCAGTACCGCCTTTTGAAAGCTCACGGCGCGGCTGGCGCTGGCTTTCAGTGCTGTCGAGGGAGCTTTTCAGTGAGGTAAACGCCTGCGCGTTTTCATCGACTTTGCTGGTCACGTCCTGCTTAAGCTGAGCAAAAGCTGTCTCCAGCTCGGTGATGCGCTGGTCGGTGACGTTGAGATTGGTTTGCACCTGCTCGGTAACGGTGGTTACCGCCTCATGCACATCGGCGAAACGGGCGTCATCGCTGGCCTGCTTACGGCCAAAAATGGCTCTGACCTTATCGGTTAGGCTGTTGAGCATGGTGTCGGGAACGTCCTCAAATTCCAGCGCAGCCAGTGAGGCCACAGAGAAGAGATCGCCCGGCTGGTCTTTTTTACCGGCGAGCGGGTTCTGCGCGGCGCGGCTGCAGAATTCGAGGTATTCGGTGCCGAGACTTGCCGGGTCATCGGTGACGGCAAGGCCAACGAGGTAACATTTACCGCTGTTGGCAAAGTTCGGGCGGATCTCCATGGAGGTGTAAACCTTCTGTCCGGCCTTCACCATGCTGACCAGCTCGTCGAGCGGGGCGATTTTGCCAAACAGCGCTTTTTTGCCATCGAGCGCAGAACCATCGCTGATAATCTCCGCCTTAAGCTCGGTCACATCGCCATAACGTTTAAACTGGCTGTCAGGCATCAGCCCCCGGATATGTTCGAGGTTGATGCGGCAGCCGTAGACGCGCGGGTCGAACGTGTCAGCCATATCCTGAATATCATCGCCGCTGATGACACGGCCATCGCAGGTGTCACCCTCGACGCCGATGCGAAACCATTTAGAAACTTTCTTTGCCATTGTTCAGGTGTCCTGATGTTAGGTTTTCGGGTCGGGATTAGTTTCCCGACTCCTTCCCGCATCAGCCACCGTTTGCGCTCCTGTTAGATCTGATACAACAGTCACTTAGCGCGAATAACCCCCTATTTCCTTAGCCTTGCCACGTCACACCAAAAACGAGGCAAGCATGACCATTTCAACTGACCTTTCTGTGTTAAATGACCCGCGACGACAGGCGCGGCTGTTGTACTGGCAGGGGTTCGCCGTGCCGCAAATCTGCGACATGCTGCAGCTCAAGCGCCCGACCGTGCAGAGCTGGAAACAACGGGATGGATGGGAAGAAACCGCGCCGATTAACCGCGTGGAATCGACATTAGAGGCGCGGCTTATCCAGCTCTACGCTAAGCCAGACCTGACCGCGCATGACTTCAAAGTCGCGGATTTTTTGTCGCGCCAGATGGAGCGGCTCGCGCGCATTAACCGCTACGGCCAGACCGGAAACGAGGTGGATTTAAACCCCAATATCGCCAGCCGTAACAAAGGGGATCGCAAAAAGCCGAAACGCAATTTCTTCAGTGATGAAGCGATTGAAAAGCTGGAAGAGATTTTCTTCGACCAGTCGTTTGACTATCAGCTCCGCTGGCATAAAGCGGGGTTAGAGCACCGCATCCGCCACATCCTGAAATCCCGCCAGATTGGCGCGACGTTCTACTTTGCGCGTGAGTCACTCCTGCGCGCGCTTAAGACCGGGCAAAACCAGATATTTTTGTCGGCCAGTAAAACGCAGGCTTACGTGTTCCGTAAGTACATCATCGCCTTTGCCCGTCTGGTTGATGTCGATCTGTCAGGCGACCCGATCGTCATCGGCAACAATGGCGCTGAGCTGATTTTTCTCGGGACCAATTCCAACACTGCGCAGAGTCACAACGGGGATTTGTACGTCGATGAAATTTTCTGGATACCCAATTTCCAGAAGCTGCGCAAAGTCGCCTCGGGCATGGCCTCGCAGTCGCACCTGCGCACCACCTATTTTTCGACCCCGTCGACGCTGGCGCACGGCGCTTACCCGTTCTGGTCAGGCGAGCTGTTTAACCGTGGCCGCAGCAACCGCGACGAACGTGTCGACATCGATATCAGTCATCAGGCGCTTGCCGGTGGAGTGCTGTGCGGTGACGGCCAGTGGCGGCAGATTGTCACCATTGAGGACGCGCTCGCCGGGGGGTGCACCCTGTTTAACCTCGACCAGCTTAAGCAGGAAAACAGCGCGGATGACTTCCGTAACCTGTTTATGTGCGAGTTCGTCGACGATAAAGCGTCGGTATTCCCGTTCGAGGAGCTGCAGCGCTGCATGGTCGATGCGATGGAAGAATGGGAGGACTTCGAACCCTTTGCCGACCGTCCGTTTAACTGGCGCCCTGTCTGGATTGGTTATGACCCGTCACACACCGGCGACAGCGCAGGCTGTGCGGTGCTGGCTCCGCCGCTGGTTGCCGGTGGCAAGTTCCGCATTCTTGAGCGTCACCAGTGGAAAGGCATGGATTTTGCCGCGCAGGCCGAGGCCATCCGGGCGCTGACCGAAAAATACAACGTCGACTATATCGGCATCGATGCGACCGGCATCGGCCAGGGTGTTTACCAGCTTGTGCGCTCATTCTTCCCGGCGGCACGCGCCATCCGTTACACGCCGGAAATGAAAACGGCGATGGTGCTGAAAGCAAAAGACACCATTCGACGCGGGTGTCTGGAATATGACGCCGGTGCGACCGACATCACTCAGTCATTCATGGCTATCCGCAAAACCATGACCAGCAGTGGCCGCAGCGCCACCTATGAAGCCAGCCGCAGTGAGGAAGCCAGCCACGCAGATATCGCGTGGGCGACAATGCACGCCCTGTTAAACGAGCCGCTTTCCGCAGGTAGCGGTATGCAATCAAGCTCAATTCTGGACATTAACTAAGATGAAAAAACGCCAAAATAAACAGCCAAAACAGACCAACATGACTGCCAGCGCACCGCAAAAAATGGAGGCATTCACCTTTGGCGAGCCGTCACCCGTTCTGGATCGCCGCGACATTCTCGACTATGTCGAGTGCATCAATAACGGCAAATGGTACGAGCCGCCGGTCAACTTCTCCGGGCTGGCGAAAAGCCTGCGCGCTGCCGTGCACCACAGCTCCCCGATTTACGTGAAGCGCAACATTCTGACGAGTACCTACATCCCGCATCCGTTGCTTTCACGTCAGGATTTCAGCCGCCTTGTGCTCGATTATCTGGTCTTTGCTAACGGCTATCTTGAGAAGCGCATGAGCGTCACCGGCCAGCTATTTAAGCTGGAAACCTCCCCGGCCAAATATACCCGCCGTGGCGTGGAGGATGGCGTTTACTGGTACGTGTCGGACTTCACTCACCCGCACCAGTTCGCGCCCGGCTCGGTGTGCCATTTGCTGGAGCCCGATATCAATCAGGAGCTCTACGGGATGCCTGAATACCTTAGCGCGCTCAATTCAGCCTGGCTGAATGAATCCGCCACGCTGTTTCGTCGCAAGTATTATCAGAACGGCGCGCACGCGGGTTACATCATGTACGTGACCGACGCGGCGCAAAGCAGCACTGACGTCGAGGCGCTGCGCTCCGCGATGCGCGACTCGAAAGGACTCGGGAATTTCAAAAACCTGTTTTTCTACGCTCCGAACGGGAAACCGGACGGCATTAAGATCGTGCCGTTGAGTGAAGTCGCTACGAAGGATGATTTTTTTAACATCAAGAAGGTGAGCGCCGCTGACCTGCTCGATGCGCACCGCGTACCGTTCCAGCTCATGGGCGGCAAGCCCGAGAATATCGGCTCAATGGGCGATATCGAGAAGGTGGCGCGGGTCTTTGTGCGTAACGAGCTGACGCCGCTGCAGGAGCGTTTCAAAGAGATTAATGATTGGTTAGGGATGGAGGTGATCCGCTTTAAGGATTACGGCATCGATACCGACTAAACCCGCCCAAAATGCCGCCTCCGGGCGGCATCCCCTCAGAGCAAGCCAGACGCCGCACACGCGGCGCAACTGCCCCAACACCTCATTAGCCGACCGCATCCATCAGCGCGCCGCCACGACGCGCATAGACGCGCAAAATAAATCCTGTCACCACGTCTGGCGCGCAGTGCTATCCCCGCCTCGCCTGCACGCTTAAGGTATTGGTCTTGATGCAGTTGCAAATGAGCATGAAGGTAAAGCTGGCTATACCTCTTCCCATGAATTTAAACGAAAATTTCACATGCAAATTGATGCAAACTATTGACCCAATAGTGTAAGTGCAGATAGACAATTTACATTAATGATGCCTATAATTTTAAAAAATTTTTAAACAAGAGCTCACTTGCATTTATGCAGGTGTGCGGTAGCCATCACCTTAGAATTTATCATCAAAAAAAACACCTTAGAATCAATAGGTTATCTCTAAATCATCTCATCGGATTATCTGATTATGAAGTTTTCTATCCAAGAACAAAGCTCTAGCATTGTTTGGGTTGCCGCAGTCAACCAAATGAATCTCACTCCTGACTGGTTTAAACACTATGAGATTCTTCCTTCAGATGATTGCGATCAAGCAAGCGTAGCAATAAACAATAATTCAATATGTTGCGATTTTGGTTGGTTCGAAATTATTTCATCAGACAAAAAAATTCATTTCAAACTGGCTAAAAACGGGCTAGAACAAGATTTTGTGGATATGGTTAGTTCAGTTATTTCTGTCATGGGTACTGTCAAGACCTATGGCTTAGGCATGAATACTAAAATAAAATTTAAAGTAAACAGTTTTGAAGATTATCATAAAGTAGGTGATGAATTAGTTCCTAAAAGCAAACTTTACGAAGCTAGTAAATCAGGTTTAATAGGAAATCCTGATGTACATATAGGTATGGCACGTTGCAGAATTGCATTTGAGAATGCCATTCATCATAATTCTGATAAAGAAGTCAAACCTATAGATGATAATAAATTCCTCGATACAATCTATCTTGATATTAGTGGCATTAGTGATAAAAGCACAGGAATGGAATATGGTGTTTTATTCTCCTACAACCATCACATTGCATCTGTTAAAGAGCAGGAAATACAATTTACAGAACAACTTCCAGACTTGCTTATAAATAATTTCGTTTCCGATATTACAAACAATCGCGAAACAGCAGAAAATATCATGAGGAACATATTATCATGACATATGCATTAAATCCTGCTTCTGATTCATTCTCAAACGAGCTAGGTAATTCTTTTTTTGAGGATACCTCAAGCATCAAATCACTTCCTAAAAACTTCACTAACTCAAATGGCTGGGAAAAGAAACAAGCGAATAATAACAGCACCGAAGTTTTAAAAGAAGCAATTAGTACGCCCAATCAGACCGTTTATGACATAAGTGATCAGGATAATCCAAATAACGGCCTATCAAAAGATTTAATGAAGGACAATACTTTTTCAGAAAATTACTTCTTGACTCAATCTAATGTAGGGATGGTTGAGGTTGAAATCGATACTATTCCCGATGAAACTTACACTAAACCCATTAATGATCTTTTAACTAAAGCCAAGGCTGAATTAGACAAAAAAGTTCGGGCTCTGCTAAGTCAGAAAGTTGTATATTTCGAAAAACAGCTTGAGTGTTATGGAGTTATTGATAATATCTACTTAGAACATAAAACAAGATTAATCGATGCTCGAATTTATGATATCAACACAAACAAAATCATAGATAACATCACGTTCGAAGCTAAAGAATTTCCAAAAAGTGACCAAGGTTATCTTTCCGAGAATTCCGTTTTTTACTGGCGTGTTGGGAAAGACCATCATTTATTTGGTGGGCATCGTAAAGTCTCTGATTTTAGACTTAGACGTAGAGTGATAAAGCTTAGCCCAGCTCAATTAAAGCAAAAACAGCAAGATATAAACGATACCATCAATTTCTTTGAATCAATTATTAAAAAATAACACATAGTAATCACCACTAAAATATAAGAAGCATCCGTATGTCATCAATATGTGAAACTGTTATTTTTGGAAAAGGAAATGGCGAATCTGTACTCGTTCATTTAAAGAATAATGAGTGGTTGATTACTGACTCTTGCTTAAATAACGATAACAATCCAGCTGCGCTTGATTATTTACGATCTAATGGCATCGATCCTGTAACCGCAGTTAAGATAATTGTTATCAGTCATTTTCATGACGATCATATCGCAGGAATTCTAGAAACCATAAAAACATGCATTAATGCAAAAGTATATATTAGCGCAGCCTTGACAAATAAAGAATTTGTCAACTATATATTCGAATTCAACAGCCCTGAGATAAGCAACAAGGCAAGGGAGTTTTCTGAATTATTCGCTTATTTCCGTTTATCCAAGCGAAGTAATATAGAGCAAGTTGTAGTTGACAAATGTCTTTACAGGAATGGAAATATTACTGTTGAGGCTCTTTCACCTTGTGATACTGATATGCAAGAGTCAAGAGATGAGTTTATCAATCACGCATATAATGCAGGACGTAACCCCCATCAACTCCAAGCACTACCCAAGGGTAAACCAAATCATTATTGCATTGTATTACGCATTTACGATACAACACTTACAACATCACATGACATTTTACTCGGTGCCGATCTAGAAATTAAAACGAATCGAGGCTGGGATTCAGTATGTCAAGCGATTTGCGCTCCTAAAGGAAGAAAAGTAGGGTTATTTAAAATACCGCATCATGGTTCTCAAACCGGTTATCATGTTCCAACATGGCAAAACCTAATTTCCCAAGAACCTATCGGTATTTTAACAACTTATGATTCCAGCTCTCTTCCAAGGGAAGAAATGGTCAATCTCTACAAGTCCCATACTAAAGAGTTGTATTGCACCGCAGATCCAAAACACACTACAAGTTATATACAAAACAAAGAAGCAAAAAAAACGCTTGCAAGCCTAAATGTTAACATTAGGTCTAAAGGTGCAATCGATCGTTTTGGTTTTATTATTATTAAGCAACCATTCATACGACCAAGCATCCTCCTTCAAGGCTCAGCTGTTCAACTTAAGTAAGTTAATTTTAATAAAAGGCGTCTTAAATGCATCCAAGACGCCTTTTGAACTCATTAATATTCCATTCACTTTCTTTCATATCCCTGCACATCCCTCAAATAACTACCTTTCTCTTCGCCCCTTGCTTTTACATTATTTAATCCAAAATTAACTACTATTTTTATTGGATATGCTTTTTGAACTCGACATTTCTTATACGTCATATCATAAGTGTATGTATCAAAATCATTTTCCAAACATCTACAGTTATTGACAGAACTCCGAGGCGCGGCAATGCCGCTTTTTAAAGTCAAAGGCTCAACGGCCAAAAGCTTTGGAACAATGCGCCATTCGGCTGTCCGGGTAACACGTACCAGCTCAGAGCCCAAGTGCGGGGCGTAGATGCCCACTACTCTCTCTATATCCTCTTCGTAGGCGTTGACCTCATCAGTCACGTTACGAGCCACACGGACGGTCTGGCTATCGCGTGGAACATTCGCCCCACCCTGCGCTGCGATATACCGGTCAAATTCACCTTCATCAGCTGCAGCTCTGGCCGCCTCGACACGCTCATCGAATTCATCAGCAATACTTACCCCGCGAGGCAGTTTGCGCAGTTCGCGGTATGCGCCCATCGTCGGCAGACCAATTGATTTGAATTGCGGGATACGCCATGTTGACGCCCATGCGGTTACAGCTGCTGCGGTATCGGTTAGAGGTTTGCCGGTGTCGTGATCGACCTGACCATCGAGCGCGTAACCATCGATATTCTTCGCGATGTATTTTGCAATGTAACCGGCTGCGCCACCTTGATTGAGGTGCTTAGCTTCAAAGCGCTGTGCTTCAGCGCCTTTTTCATCGCCATCTTCTTTTAAGGCATAACGGCGCATGATTTCGGTGACCTGTTTGCTTTGCTCTGGTTTGCAAAAAAGCATCATATGCCAGTGCGGAGTCCCGTCATGATGCGGCTCAACAACACGCATCCCGTAGACCTGCAGACCGTTATCCTTAAAAGCTGTACGCATCAGGCTCCAGATACGGCACAAATACCGCTGTCCATCCTTGGGCGTAAAGGCAGTGTCATTCCATCCGTGGTTAAGCTGCACCGTCTTTTTGTCGCCCTTTCCAACCTGACGTGTCGGGTGATACTTCGACGGCGTGGTGATAGTGATAAACATCCCGACGTCACCCTGACCGGCCGCATAGCGTTCAATCCCTGCGATAGTATTCATCAGTTCCATACGACGGATTTCGGGGTTTGAAATACTTCCCATGACTTTGCTGATGAGATCGATGCGCTCACCGGTGACTTTGTTTTCCAAGTCACACGACTTCAAGTATTCGAAGTTAGCCTGACGGCGGGAATGTACATCACGGATCGCCGTTTTGCTGGCGTATGGGGAGCGGTCTTTATTCACCTCACCGGCGGCAATCAGCAAAGCCTCGTGCCAGCGCATACGCTGCGCCTTAAACTGGTTAATCCACCATTCATCGTTAATCAGACGAGAGATGGCGGAAAATGCCTGGCGGATCGTGATTTGCCCTTTGCGGTATTTCTTCCAGAACATTGGGGTAATGTTGAATGCACGAGCTGCACCGGCAACGTGACCATATAAGTGCGCCTGCGCTTCATCGGTGAAAAGGGTTTCTTTACCGCCATGAGCATCTGCCCATGCGTCGCTAAGTTCCTCATAAGCAACATAGAGCTGCGAAGCAATACGAGCAGCAAATTTTTTGAGCGCTTTGTCACTCATACCCGCTAATCGTGAATAGCTTTCGCGCTCGCTCAGAAAGAGAAGCGATGCAGTCTCGTTCATTCCATTTAACTGATTAACCCGCTCAAGACGCGGCCCCACCCTTTGCTCAACTGTATTCTTGAGGAAATAGAAACCATGAAGTGGGCTTTTTGTACGACGGATGAAGTCATACCGCGAGTTAAACAACGTTTTTAAGACATATGGCAGGCGATTAACTTTAACTAAAACGCCTTGCACCTGACGGAATTCGCCACGTTTAAGGGGTCTATCACGGCCAATTGCAGGACGTGGAGCATTCCATGGGTAAGCACCAACGAATGAATCACTGGTGCCCTTCAAAAATGGTGGTGGTGGCGAGGGGGCAACACGCCCCCGAGGTTCGTTGGACATATTATTTAAAGGCGTCCAGACATTGCTTCCCCAAGCGTTCAATTCGAGCTTCCAACGCTGAGAAGCCGGTAAGATCGCTGGTCAAAAGATCATGCAATGCCAAGCCTGAGATAAGCTTAGGGATAGTTGGGTAGTAACCCACAACGTCCAGCCATTCCTTACCTTCATTCTTACCGGATGTGGCAGTCTTCTTCTCCTGCAAAATGAATTGATAGCGGTCGCTGGTAATGACGTACTGGTTATTTATCTCAATGCGTAGGCTCATTTTTTCTTCCTTTTAAAAGTGGTTAGCCAGCTCTACCGAAAATTGCGTTGTGTAACTTTTCCGACTCCTGACCCAATAACTCGATAATCTCGGTGCGATTAAGTTCTGACTTGCTGATGTGCGCGATAAGCCCGTCAAACCAAGAAGAGAAACGGGTCGCCGTGTCGCGCTGTGCCTCGCTTACTGCATGCCCCAGAAGTGCCGAACACATCCCCGGCTGCGCTGTATTTTGCTTTTGCATTTGCCTATCTCCGGACAAAAGGAGTCCCCACGCTGTAAGGCGCGTAATAAAACGAATCCAGATTAATTAATGTAAATACTGCTCAGGCTTTACCGAGGTTAAAATGGTTGGCGCGTACTCAAAAAGACTGAACAACTCTCGCAGAGCGCGGAAAAGTTTCTCACGCCAATAACAGTCCTCCTCGTTCAAACGCCAATGCGGCATCATAAACTCCTGCTCTGTCAGTCCCGCATGAAGAAACAGTGAGCGCCTTTGGCTGACGGTCAGGCGGCTGATGAAAGTTGCTTTTGACGCGCCAAGTTGGCGATACCGGGTGAATGCATTTCTCAATTCATCAAGCGCACAAACAAGACGCTCACGATCGGCTTCAGACATTTCCTCTAAGCGCATCACAGAGTGACGCTGTTTTAATTGAGCGTGGAAACAAACCGTAAGACGCTCCCGCTCCATCATCTGATTGTAAAAATCACAAGTGTCCTGCCAACGAGGCTGAGCCAGATACTTGCAGACCAGACCGCGAAGTGCTGTTGGTTGCTTCTGGATCACATCAAGTGTCATGACCGTCATAACTACAGTCCTCTCTTTTTGACCAGGCGGCGAAGCTTCTCGATAACACTCGTCTTACGGGTTCGGATGATGATGCCCTTGCGTCCGCGACCATGAGTGATAGTGAAGTTGGTAGGTTTAGGGCTTTCTCTTCGAAGCAGCTGTGCAATGCAGCGAGGTTCATTATTCATACTGGCTCCCCTAACCCGAGCCACATCAGCCAACCATCACGAATTTCCTTCGGGCGGCTGTCGTAGGCCATCTTCATACCCTTGTTCCAGGCGGGCAGATAAACCCAATATTCCCCTGCGCGCCCACTCGTTGACTGCGGATCAGTCATCTCGACTACAGGCAGCTTGCCCTTCTCAATCATGCCTTTGACTGCAGCGGGGGTTTTACCAATAAGACGGGCAAATTCCTGATATGGAACCGCATCTGTTCTGCTTACAAGCTGGTTAGTCATCTGCTACGATTCTCCTTTAGTGTGATTAATTGCTCTAAATAGGGTTTAGTTGCTCTAAAAGGTGATTCATCTATCGGCTAGTTAAATCTACGATAGGTGATAATGTTCAACTATAGGTGATTTTATGTCAATACAGATCCATGAAAAAATCAAGCTGATAAGAGAGTCAGAAAGGTTAAATAGACGACAATTCAGTGAGTTAACTGGAATCGTTTACGGTTCTTTTTGCAGTTATGAAGCCGGTGACAAAAAGCCGGGAGTCGAACAAATCATGAAAATCCTGCAGCATCCGCGCTTCACGAAATACACCATGTGGTTTATGACTGATCAAATAACACCCGAAGCTGGGCAGATTGCACCGGCTCTCGCGCACTTTGGGCAGCAGACAACAACGTCACCCCACTCAGACAAGAAAACTGGCTAACCATTTACGGCGCTTATTTGTGCAGTAAATGCGCAGTGAGTTTTTGCTATTTAAATCAGGAAATTGAAGTACGCAGTAACATCATCGGGAGGCTTTATGTCTGTTAAAAAGCTCGATGATGGTCGATATGAAGTGGACATTAGACCGACCGGGCGTAACGGAAAACGCATCCGTCGGAAGTTCGACAAGAAAAGCGAGGCGATGGCTTTTGAAAAACATACTCAATATAACCATCACTCAAAGGAATGGCTTTCAAAACCAACGGACAAACGCCAATTGTCGGAACTGAAAGAGTTATGGTGGAAGCTGAAAGGTAAACATGAGGAGCACGGTCAATCGTATCTCAGGAAAATTGAGCGTTTCGAAACGATGACCGGAAATCCGTGCGCTTTCCAGATCACCAAGTGCCTGATAACGCAATATTGTGCTCAACGCCGGGGTGAAGGTATTAAGCCAACTACCATCAACCGCGACCTGATCACGCTAGGTGGGATGTTCACAACCCTGATTGAGTCAGAACTGTATAACGGTGAGCATCCATTCAGGGGATTCAAAAAACTGAAAGAGCAGACAGCCGAAACGGGCTATCTCACTCTTGAGGAAATTGACGCCTTACTTGCTGCGCTCTCAGGTGATAATCGTAAAATTGCGGTTTTGTGTTTGAGTACCGGGGCAAGATGGGGAGAAGCTGCGCGATTGAAGGCGGAGAATGTGATTCATAATCGGGTGTCTTTCGTTAAGACGAAAACCAACACACCGCGCACGGTCCCGATCTCTGATGACGTTGCGGCTTATGTAGTCGGCAAAGCACGAGGCTTTCTGTTTCCTGAGGCCAGTTATGCTGATTTCAGGCGAATCCTCAAAGAAGTTAAGCCCGACTTACCGGCGGGGCAAGCAACACATGCGCTACGACACTCTTTCGCCACGCACTTTATGATTAACGGGGGCAATATCATCACACTGCAGAGGATCTTAGGTCATACGAAAATTGCGCAGACAATGGTCTATGCGCACTTCGCTCCTCAGTACCTGCAGGACGCGATTTCGCTTAACCCGCTGAAGGGTGCTAATGGTGGTAAGAGTGTCCACAATGTGTCCACACCCTAG